TATCGTGTCGAAGACTGCGCCAAGATTTAAGCCTTCATACATGGTCATCCAAAGACCTTTGATGGTATCCATCGTGGTCACAGATGCGCCGCCAGCCTTTTCAATTTGTTCGCTGGTCATGCCCATAGCTTTGGCATAGGCTTCGACTTCGCCAGACTTATCGAATTGCCCAGACATAAGCGCAAAGCCAGCAGTTAGGGTCGCGGCAGCAGCGACCACGCCAAGGATGATTGCCGTAACTGGCGCAAACGCAACCGAAGTGGCAGCGCCAGCGGCTGTTGCAGCGGAAGCGGCTTGCATTTCTGCGGCAGAAAGAACCTTGGCTGTGGCGGCGGCTTCAACTTGTGCGGCGGCAAGACGGGCCTGACCAGCGGCGCGTCTTTCAGTTGCGGCTTGCGATGCCAATGCAGTTGTTGCGTTTTCAGCTTGGGCAGCGGCCAGTGCCAATTCAGCTTGTGCAGCAATCACGGCTTCAGCGGCTTGGGCGCTCAATGCACGGAAACGGGAAGCGGTTGCACCAGTGGAAGCGGCGGCAGCGTCAAGCTGCGCGTCAGATGTTGTCTTCAAAATTCCAATGGTGGTCAACAACGCAGCACCAAATTGCTTGGTGGACATACCTGACTGCATCATCACGCCACTGATTTGGCTTCCTTGCTGCACAAACGCCACAAGCGGGTTTTGCCCCGACGCAATCTGCACACCCAAATCCTGAAACTGGAATGCAAGGTTAGTGATTTGATGGCTGGCAAGTTGGCCCGTCTGACCGACAGCCCTCATTGCGTTTGCGGCTGCGGTTTGTGCTGCGGCTCCCTGTGCAATAACTGCGTTCATGCCGTTGACGGCCACAGATGTTCGCGTAGCTGTTGCCCCAAAGCTGCGAACACTGCCTTCAGCGCCAGAAGCGGCAGCACCCATTTTATTTAGGTCTTGCGATGCCGATGCAACATCGCGGCTATCAACTGCAATCCGAAGGTTCGCTAAATCTGCCACGCGCAATATCCTATGAGGCCCAGAGCGTTATCGCTTAATATGGGCCATAGCACAAGATTTTCATCGTGTCTTGGTGTTGATTAGATTTGCCCAATCAGACATCGCATTTGATATTTTTTCGCGCCGCTCAGTGGTCATAATTGCTGGGTCAACCCAAGGCGGTGGTGTGTTTGGTTCCACAGCTTCCGATAACATCGCAGCATATTCACGGGACAATTGCCTGACAGTTTTGGCTTCCCAAGGTGTCAAGGTCACGCCCTGATTTGACATCCATGCAGCCAAATCAACTTCATCTATTGCCGCGCTGCCACCCATGCCAACAGGCTTGGCGGGGCCAACCTCGAAAAGAATTTCGATAAGGTAAGCCCCACCAAGCACGGGTGGCATTACGTCTGACTTGGTTTCCCGCCGTGGGCGCTTTGCCTTCGTCGGGATTGTGTTAAGCCAAGCCGCTTGTTTTACAAATAAGGTGAGTTGCTCAATCGTTTGCGCGAAAGAAGTTTGCGCGGTCAGCGACAAACTCCGACACCTGTTCCTTAATCCACGACCATTCGTTGTAAACGGTGCGGACGTTTTCAGGTGTGCAATCCAGCTTTACGCCATCAAGCGTGAAGCCTTCCCAAGCAACAGTCAGCTTCACAAGGTCATCAATGCTGTCTTCAGCCAGCTTTTCAGCGTCAAAATCGACAGCCTTCTTGCCCTTGGAAATGCGGTTCAATGCCGCTTGCTGCTTTGCAAGTTGGATTTTGCGATAAACTTTGCTGTCCTGTCCCAGCAGGGTAATCGTCATACCCTCAATGATTTCTTCGCTTTCAGGGTGCGCGATATTAAGAACAGCGCCATCATCAGCTTTAACAGGTTTCAATGAATTTAGGTCAAACATATTTAGTTCCATCCGAATGCACCGATGTTGAAAGTCTCCCCCGCCGTGGTCGGATGCAGCCACGACGGGGAAGTTTGTTGGCTAATTACGAAGAAACCTTAACAACCGAATTGTCGATTTCAAGTGTCACTTCAGCCATTGTGATTGCGTCAGCATTGCCGACATTGGTTTTGAACGACATAACTTGTGCAGTGAAATACTGAATGTCGCCATTAACCAGAGCAACTTTAACCGAAACAAGTGCGCTTGCGCCAGCAGCGGCGCTGCCCTTGGTTTGCAGAATGACTTGACCAGCATCTGTTTCAGACAGTGCCATTGTCAAAGTAACCGAACCATAGTTCAGCGAACCACGACGCTTGGCAACAATACCAGTCTTCAAAGGCGTGTGTGTTGCAAGTGCAGCTTCAGCGCCGAAAGCTGGCAAGTCAGCCAGTTCACCACAAGCAGCCCAAGTTAGGGCAGCAAAGCCAGTGGCGTCATAAGTGGCTGGGGCAGTAGCCGACACCGAAACAATAGTGCCAACCGAGGAAACAACGTCAGACATAATTTAATCTCCATGCATGGGATTGAACATTTAACACAAAAAAGCAGTCAAGTCACCCTAACGCATTTTGCGTTCTGCGCGGTTGATTGCCAGCCGCACCATACCACTTGGCGCTTGGTTTGACCATTGGTCAAATTCAAGGCGATAAATGTATGGCAGATTGTTACTAATCCAGAAAATATTGCGCGGCGCACTGGCTACGGCTGCGCTTCCAGCGGCGATAGCACGGGCAGATGCGGCGCTTTCCCTTGGCGCTGTAATGCCACTTCCAGTATCGGCATCAAATTGCACTTCACCAATTGCGGGTGAACCTATGCTGCACTGCCAGTTGGCCCTTGCCCTGCCGCTATCAACAGGCGTGTTCAAAACAATGTCAGATAAAAGGTCTAAACAGATTTTACTGATAGCGGCATCAGCGTCCTTTTCAGCCTTCGCAGCAAACGCCTTTACGTCCAAACTGAACGTGGTCATGAAAACGCCCGATACGTCACGCTGACAGGGATAACAAAGCGGTTGCCAGATATAAACGCTGGGTTCTGTGTCGTGCGCTGTATGGTGACTGTAATGCTACCATAAGTAAGCCTGTCGCCGCGCTGGAATGCAGCAGCAACGGTGTCAGCGGTTGCACGGGCCTGACCCTTGTTGGCATCCAAAGGGGCGTAAACAAGCACCTGATAGACGCCGCCAAATTCATCCGATGCTGCGCTTGAAACACCGACAGGGTTAGTGTCACCGCTCAACAGGCTTTCGCTTAGATATATCTGCCCATTGGTGGGCGTGAACTTGGCATTTTCCCAATGCGTTGGAAGCCCAAGCGTATTAAGTTTGGTCGCAAGCGCCGCACTAATTTTGCTGTTAATCATCTAAAGGCTCCACAATCTGCATATCTACAGCCACCTTTTTACCATCATCCAGCTTAATTATATAAGCAATAACGTGGTTGTGCGTATCATGTAGCACACTGTCCAAAATGCCAGAGTTCCATTGCGATGGAAAGAAAACCCTCTGGCCTATCGGCAACATCAATTTGACCTTAACTGGCATATATAAATCACATCCTCACCAGTAAGACGGATTGGTTGCACATCCATGATGCGGTAAGTTGTGCCGTCAATGGTTGATAAGCAGCCCACAGCGGGGCGGGTGGCGATAAGTTCAAGGATTAGGCGCACATCACCCGCTTGGATAATGTCGCCGTCAATATCGCGCTTATGGTAAGCAGCGGGATAACCCTTGCCTGTTATTGTCGTGCTGGTGTTCGTGCCGATGACTGCGCCAGTGATGGGGTCTGTCGCGCCATAAACAGGGAATATGATGGACACCGCTTCGCCATATTTAGCAAGCAGCCGTGATGCTGTTTGCGCTTGGCTGCTCATGTGCGGACAACCCGTGTTACACCAAACCCGCTTTCAGATGCGGATAAAAGATAGGGCGTTAATATCCGATTGATGAATGGGTAACGCTGCGTCGGGTCGGAATAATCTTGGTATTCAACCTCAATTACGTCAATCTTTTCGCGCTTCACCTTTTGGCCTTGGTCAGCAATCAGCGTATCGCCAGCCGAAGCCCGTAGCGCCATTTCCACGCAAGCGTTTATGACCTGTGGTGGCACAACACCGCTGGGGTAATTAAAGCCATCCACAACCACGTTATAGCGCGGCCATGACAATGATTGCGTTTCGCTGACGCGATTGCCCTTCCAAGCATCGCGGTATGTGGCTTCCAGATAGTCTGTTGCCTTAACCAGCGATTGCTCTTTGATTGATTGCGACAGGCTCGACCAGCCCGTTATGCCACGGTCAGCAACATAGCCATCCGCAGCCGAAACGCTGGCATAGCTATTTGCGTTAGAAAGCCCTGCACCTGTTTCGACCACGAATGCCATTTGTTACTCCTTGCGGCTTTTGCCAGTTTTCGTCGTTGCTTCTGCTTCTTCGGCAACTGGGGCTTCTTCGACCACAGGTGCTTCTTCAGCAGCTTCTTCAACGGCTGGTGTTTCTTCTACTGGCGCTTCTACCACTTCAACTACCTCTGGGGCAATGGCGGCT